ACCGAGGTTTCTGAGAAACAAACGCCTGGCCCTGCGCCGTGCCGCGCTGGCACACTTGCGGCCATTTGCGGAGAAATCAGGGTGCTGATTGGTTACATTCGGGTATCAACAAATGACCAGAACACGGATTTACAGCGGGTTGCGCTACAAAGCGCAGAATGTGAGCTGATTTTCGAGGACAGGATAAGCGGTAAAACGAGTGAAAGGCCGGGACTGAAAAAGGCGCTGCGCTGCCTGCAGCCTGGCGATACGCTGATTGTGTGGAAGCTCGACCGGCTCGGCAGGAGTATGCGCCATCTGGTCATGCTGACGGAGGAGCTGCGAGAACGTGGCGTTAACTTCCGCAGCCTGACCGACAGCATTGATACCAGCACGCCGATGGGCCGGTTTTTCTTTCACGTCATGGGGGCGCTGGCTGAGATGGAGCGCGAGCTGATAATAGAGCGCACGCGCGCCGGGCTGGCTGCTGCACGGGATAAAGGGCGCATCGGCGGCAGGCGTCGCGTAATGACGCCGGACGTTATCGGCCGCGCTGAAAGAATGCTGGCGAACGGCGCAACACTGCAGCAGATTGCCCTTGTGCTGGAGGTATCAGTAAAAACCCTTTACCGGTACATTCCGGCCGACAGGCAGCGCCAGATTATTAATTCTGTCTGCTGACAGACCAGCAAACCCCCATCAGATGCACTGCAAAACCTGACCTGACACCCTGAGCACACCCTCAAAACGGAGTGCATCAGATGTCTGATTATCATCATGGTGTCCGCGTCGTCGAACTCAACGACGGCACGCGCACCATTACAACCGTATCAACCGCAATCGTGGGCATGGTCTGCACAGCGCAGGATGCGGACGCGGCAACCTTCCCGCTTAATACGCCAGTCCTTATCACCAACGTGCAGGGTGCTGTCGGCAAAGCAGGTAAAAAAGGCACGCTCGCCGCTGCGCTGCAGGCTATTGCCGACCAGTCAAAACCCGTGACCGTCGTCGTGCGCGTCGCTGAAGGAGCTGACGAAGCCGAAACTACGTCAAATATCATCGGCGGCACGGATGAAAACGGCCAGTATACCGGCATGAAAGCGCTGCTCGCCGCGCAGACCCAGCTCGACGTCAAGCCGCGGATTCTCGGCGTGCCGGGGCTGGATTCACTGGCGGTGGCAACCGCGCTTGCCGGCATTGCGCAGCAGCTGCGCGCCTTCGCCTATGTTTCAGCGTGGGAATGTAAAACCATTTCCGAAGCCCGCCTGTATCGCCAGAACTTCAGCCAGCGTGAGCTGATGGTTATCTGGCCTGATTTCCTTTCGTGGAACACCGCGACCAGCAAATCCGACACGGCCTATGCCACTGCCCGCGCGCTGGGCCTGCGCGCCAAAATCGACAATGACACAGGCTGGCATAAAACTCTGTCTAACGTCGGCGTTAATGGCGTGACCGGCATTTCCGCATCAGTGTTCTGGGATCTGCAGCAGACCGGCACAGACGCCGACCTGCTCAACGAGGCCGACGTTACGACGCTGATCCGTAAAGACGGTTTCCGCTTCTGGGGCAACCGCACCTGCAGCGATGACCCGCTGTTTCAGTTTGAAAACTACACCCGCACCGCGCAGGTGCTGGCCGACACGATGGCTGAGGCGCACATGTGGGCGGTTGATAAGCCGCTGACGCCGGTTCTGGTGCGCGAGATTATCGCGGGCATCAATGCGAAATTCCGCGAGCTGGTTAACGCCGGTTATCTGCTGGGTGCATCGGCCTGGTATGACGAAAGCGCCAACGATAAAGACACCCTGAAGGCGGGCAAGCTCTTTATCGATTACGACTATACGCCGGTTCCGCCGCTGGAAGATTTAACCCTGCGCCAGCGCATTACCGACACCTATCTGGCGAACTTCGCCGCATCCGTGAACAGCTGAGGAGCCGGATAAATGGCACTGCCACGCAAACTGAAGGGCATGAACCTTTTCAACAACGCCAACAGCTATCAGGGCGTCGTCACCGCCGTGACCCTGCCGAAGCTGGCGCGCAAGCTCGACCCGTTCCGCGCGGGCGGCATGAGCGGCGCGGCCTTCATTGATAACGGTCTGGAAGATGACGCGCTCGATGTTGAGTGGAGCATCGGCGGCATTGATGAGCTGGTACTCACGCAGTGGGGTGCGTCTGACATTCCCCTGCGCTTTACCGGCTCTTACCAGCGCGACGATACCGGCGAGGAAATCGCGGTAGAGATTGAAGTGCGCGGTAAGCATCAGTCGTTTGATTTCGGCGAAGCCAAACAGGGCGAAGACACCGAAACCAAAATCACCAGTAAAAATACCTATTACAAGCTGACCTTTAACGGCAAAGAGCTGATCGAAATCGACACCATCAACATGGTGGAGAATGTCAACGGCGTTGACCGGCTTGAGCAGCGCCGTAAAAACCTCGGCCTGGTATAAACCCTGACGCCAGCGCCCGCCGCTGGCTTTACCTGACTACAGTGAACAGAGAACAATCATGGAAAAGAAAGATAACGTTGTTGAGTTTGAAAGCCCGCTGCAGCGCGGCGAAACCGAAATCAAAAGCGTGGAGCTGATTAAGCCAACGGCCGGAAGCCTGCGCGGCGTGCGCCTGGCCGATCTGTGCCAGTCGGACGTTGACGCCCTGCTGACCGTGCTGCCCCGCATTACCCTGCCAGCGCTGACAAAGGCCGAGTGTAATGCCCTTGATCCGGTAGACCTGATTGCGCTGGGCGGAAAGGTGATCGGTTTTTTGCAGTCGAAGTCGGACGAATAGACTGGCCGCACGGCCTGACGGTTAACGACCTGATGGCCGACATTGCCACGATATTTCACTGGCAACCCTCCGAGATGTACGACATGCCGCTGGCCGAGCTGATGGACTGGCGGCATAAAGCCTTTATCCGCAGCGGAGCAACCCCGGATGAGCAATAACCTCAAGGTGCAGGTGCTGCTGAACGCGGTAGACAAAGCCTCGCGCCCCTTCAAAGCCGTGCAGACCGCCGCTAAAAATCTGTCTTCAGACATTCGCCAGACGCAGACGACGATTAAGGAGCTGGACGCGCAGGCCGGAAAAATTGACGGCTTCCGCAAGGCCAGCGCGCAGCTGGCCGTCACGCAGCAGAGCCTGAAGGACGCGAAGCAGGAGGCGGCCGCGCTGGCCGTGCAGTTTAAAAACACGGAGCGCCCCACCACGCAGCAGGCCCGCGCACTGGAAAAGGCCCGGCAGGCGGCGGCAGAGCTGCAGACCAAAACCAACAGCCTGCGCCTTTCGGTGCAGCAGCAGCGCGAGGCACTTAATGCGGCGGGGATTTCAACCAAAGCCCTGAGCAGCGAGCAGCAGCGCCTGAAATCCGCCTCGGCGCAGGCAACCGTCAGTCTAAGTCGGCAGAAAATGGAGCTGCAGCGGCTTAATGCACAGCAGGAGCGGCTGAACCAGACCAGCGAACGCTACCGTAAAGGGCAGGAGCTGTCGGGTAAGGTGCGCAACATGGGCGCGGCCGGTATCGGTGCTGCCACGGTTGGCGGCATGGCAGCAACCTCGCTCCTGATGCCGGGGTTTGATTTTGCACAGAAAAATTCCGAGCTGCAGGCCGTGCTCGGCGTGGGAAAAGAATCGCCGGAAATGAAAGCCCTGCGTGCGCAGGCGCGTCAGCTCGGCGATACAACGGCCGCCTCTGCCGATGATGCCGCAGGCGCGCAAATCGTTATCGCCAAAGGCGGCGGTGATGCCGATGCCGTTCAGGCCGTTACGCCGGTTACGCTCAACATGGCGCTGGCAAACAAGCGCACGATGGAGGAAAACGCCGGGCTGCTGATGGGGATGAAGTCAGCCTTCCAGCTTTCAAACGATAAGGTGGCACACATCGGCGACGTGCTGTCGATGACAATGAATAAAACGGCCGCTGACTTTGACGGGCTGAGTGACGCGCTGACCTACGTCGCCCCGGTAGCGAAAAACGCGGGCGTCAGCATCGAGCAGGCGGCGGCGATGGTCGGCGCTCTGCACGATGCCAAAATAACCGGCTCAATGGCCGGTACGGGAAGCCGCGCCGTGCTGAGCAGGCTGCAGGCTCCTACCGGCGAATCTTTCAAGGCTATCAAAGAGCTGGGAATTAAAACGGCAGACGGCAAAGGAAATACCCGCCCGATCTTCACCATCCTGAAAGAAATGCAGGCGAGCTTTGATCGTAACAAGCTGGGAACGGGCCAGCGCGCCGAGTACATGAAAACCATCTTCGGCGAGGAGGCCAGCTCATCGGCCGCCGTACTGATGACCGCCGCCTCATCTGGAAAGCTTGATCAGCTGACCGCCACGTTTAAAGCCTCTGATGGCAAAACCGCCGAACTGGTCCAGGTCATGCAGGATAATCTCGGCGGCGATCTGAAAGAGCTGCAGTCTGCTTATGAGGCTATCGGCACCGACCTGTTTGATCAGAATGACGGCAGCCTGCGCACGCTTACCCAGGACACGGCGGCGCTGCTGCTCAAGGTGGATGGCTGGATTAAGGCTAACCCGGAGCTGGCGGGCGGTATCGCAAAAGTGGTAATGGGCGGGCTGATGTTAGCCGGGGCGCTGGGCGCAATCGGGCTGGTAGCCTGGCCGGTGATTGCGGGCGTGAATACCCTGATTGCCGGGGCGGGCTTCCTCGGCACGGCATTCAGCATCGCGGGCGGAGCGATTACGGCCGCGCTCGGCGCTATCACGCTGCCGGTTGTGGCCGTCGCGGCAGCAATCGTGGCCGGGGCGCTACTGGTGCGCAAATACTGGGAACCCATCAGCGCCTTTATTGCAGGCATGGCCGAAGGCTTCACCGCTGCGATGGGGCCGATCAGTGATTCCTTCGGTTCGTTAAAGCCGGTGTTTGATTGGGTGGGCGGCAAGGTCAAAGAGCTTTGGGACTGGTTCGGCAAACTGCTGGAGCCGGTGAAATCCACGCAGACCGAACTCGCCGCCGCCGGAGACATGGGTAAGAAGTTCGGCAACATGCTGGCCGAGGCGCTGAAAATTCCAAGTCACGCACTCGATCAGCTGATGGGCGGCATTGACTGGGTGCTGGAAAAGCTCGGCATTATCGATACGAAATCCGATGGCCTGAAAGACAAGGTGCCGTCGCCTGATCCGGTAGCAACCGGCGGCGCGGGCGCAGATACCGGCGGGCTGCAGTACAACATCGCCTATGGTGGCGCGCCTTACCGCCCGGTTTCCTCACCGTCAGCCGGGGGCGGATTCACCGACCGCAGCCAGAATACCTATCAGTATGAAATCAACATGCACGAGGGCATGACCAAAGACGATGCAATGGCGCTGATGGCGCAGCACCAGGCTAAAGAGCAGCGCAACCGGCAGGCACAGAACCGCAGCAAAATGGGCTGGGAGGATTAAACGATGATGATGATTTACGGCATGATGCCGTTTATGCGACAGACCCTGCCTTACGGGGATATGCAGCAGAATATCGACTATCGCTGGCCCACTAACAGCCGGTTCGGGCAGCGTCCGGCGGCGCAGTTTATCGGGCCGGGCGATGAAAAAATTACGCTATCCGGGGAGCTGCGCCCGGAAATCACGGGCGGCTCGCTGTCGCTGATGACAATCCGCCTGATGGCCGACGAGGGGGCAGCGTGGCCGCTGATTGGCGGCAGCGGCATGATTTACGGCATGTACGTGATCGAGAGTATTTCTAACACCTTCAGCGAGTTTTACCCCAACGGCACGGCCAGCAAAATCATGTTTACCCTGAGCCTGAAGCGCGTTGACGAGTCGCTTACCTCGATGTTTGGCGACCTGAAGAAACAGGCTGACGGGCTTATCAGCGGCTCCGCCAGTCTGCCAGGGCAGCTCACGTCAGCAATTAACGGCGTGAAGTCGGCGGCCGGTAGCCTGATTTCAACTGCAGGGGGGCTGCTCGGATGATCGGGATTAGCAGCCTGCCGGTGCTGGCCGGGGCGCGGCTGACGCCGGATTTCATGCTGAAGGTTAATTCTAATGACGTCACAACCAACATCCGGGATCGTCTTATCTCGATGACGCTGACCGACAATCGCGGCTTTGAGGCTGACCAGCTGGATATTGAGCTGGACGACGCCGACGGGCAGCTGGCGATGCCGGTACGCGGCGCAGTGATAACGCTGTTTCTCGGCTGGAAAGGCCAGACGCTTTTCGGAAAAGGCAATTTCACCGTTGACGAGGTAGAGCACCACGGCGCGCCGGACACCATGACAATCCGCGCCCGCAGTGCCGATTTTCGTGGCTCGCTCAATTCCCGCCGGGAGGTGTCCTATCACGACACGACCCTGGGGGAAGTCGTCACGCAGATAGCCGCGCGCAATAACCTAAAGCCCATGCTGGCCGATGGATTCGCCGGAATTGCCGTGGCTCACATCGACCAGACGCAGGAGACTGACGCTAAATTTCTGACGCGGCTCGCCACGCTGTACGGCGCGGTTGCAGCTGTGAAGGCCGGGCGGCTTCTGTTTATAAAGCCCGGTAACGGCGTCACCGCCAGCGGAAAGCCAATCCCGCAGATGACGATCACGCGGCAGGATGGTGACCGGCACAGCTTCAGCATTGCCGACCGTGGCGCATACACTGGCGTCTCGGCAAGCTGGCTGCATACCAAAGACCCTAAGCCTAAGAAAGTTAAGGTAAAGCGCAAGCCGAAAGAAAAGCATCTGCGCGCGCTGGAGCACCCGGCTGCTAAAAAGAAAAAGACGACCGCGACCAAAACGCCGGAGGCCAGCGAGGGGGATTATCTGGCTGGCACGGAAGACAACATATTCACGCTGACGACCGTGTATGCATCGAAAGCAGCCGCGATGCGGGCAGCAAAAGCAAAGTGGGATAAGCTGCAGCGCGGCGTCGCTGAGTTCTCGCTTACGCTTGCAATGGGGCGCGCTGATCTGTACCCGGAAACGCCGGTCAGGGTGAGCGGCTTTAAATCCGTGATCGATGCGCAGCCGTGGATTATTAGCAAGGTTACACATAGCCTGAGCGGCAGTGGATACACAACCATGCTTGAGTTTGAAGTGCTGCTTTCAGATGTTGAATACACCGCCGATGACAATGACGTAGATGATGATGAAAATTAAGAAATAGGACGAAACTTAAATTTGCATTATTAATCTTACAAATGCAGAATAGCCTAAAAGCTGCTCGCTTCGTTTGCTCAAGGAAAGCCATAAATGATGCATTGCCCAAAGTGCCAGACCGCCGCCCACGCTAAAAGTAGTCGGTACATCTCCCGCGTTACAAAAGAGCGCTATCACCAGTGTCAGAATATTAATTGCAGCTGCACATTCAAGACACACGAAAGCGTAGCCGGAATAATTGTAGAGCCAGGTCAAATCAACAGAGTGCCATTACATACTAGCCATGAGCAGCAACCCTCTCTGCTCCACTAA